CATTAAAGTACGATTACGCTATACTTGAATTCTAAAAAATAGTTGTACTAAATACAACGAGGAGTTATAATGTCAGAATACAAATTCCCTACGGAAGTTATAGATCTTCCATCGAGGGGAAAAATATATCCAAAAACATCACCTTTAACAGATGGTAAAATAGAATTAAAATATATGACCACACGAGAAGAAGACATATTGATGTCTGAAAATCTTATTAAAAAGGGTGTGGTAATTGATAAATTATTAGATAGTTTAATTGTTACTGACGGAGTTAAATCCGATGATTTGCTTCTTGGAGATAAAAATGCTGTATTAGTTGCTTCTCGTATATTAGCATATGGTCCTGAATATACAGTAAAAGTCCTTAATCCAAATAATAGCGAAGAAGAGGTTGAACATACTTTTGATTTAACTCAATGTCCATTTAAAGAACTACCTAAAGATGTTGATTATAAAGGTAATTCATTTGATTTTACAACACCAGTTGGTAAGAATAAAATAAAATTTAAGTTATTAGATGGTCGTGATGAAAAATTAGTTCAAAAGGATATTAAACAATCTTCTAAGTATGGTTACAATACAGAAATAACTACTCGATTAAGATATACTATTACTGAAGTTGATGGTGATTCTAAAGATGAAACCATAACATCATTTACACAGAATTTACTCGCAAGGGATTCTGCTGCATTGAGAAATTACATTAAAGAAATTTCTCCCGATATTGACTTGACATCGGAAATCGAAATAGGAGGTGAGTCTGTTAGCGTGTCAATTCCGTTGACAGTCGAGTTTTTTTGGCCTAAGTCCATCTAATAAATTAGATATACATCAATCTATTTTTTACTTTATATATGGAATGCCCGGTTTCACATTTAGTGATGTGTACAATATGCCTGTTCATTTGAAAAACTTTTATCTTCGTGAGTTTATGGATTTGAAGAAAAAAGAAAGAAATGAGATGG